ACCACCAGCTCCACCACCACCACATCCTCCAGCTCTAACTGAACCTGGAGCGTTAGAACCACCGCCACCACCAGCAAAAGCTGTTATTGAAAACGGAGTTCCACATGAATTAATTGTATTGGGTGCACCATCTCCACCAACACCTGGTCCACCACCAGGAAAAGTAGGTCCTCCAACAGCAGTTGCACCACCACCTCCACCACCACCATCGTTATTTGCCGCACCACCATTTCCTCCAGCGTTACCTTGAGGAGGAGATACAGGAGGAGTATTTCCTGTTCCACCTGTTCCATAAAGATTAGGGTTTGGTATTGAGCAACCGTGACCTGATCCACCACCACCTCCAGATCCACCTGGTTCACCATTAATAGTTGCTGGTCCTCCGTGACCACCACCTGTTGATGTTATTGCAGAAGGTGTTCCTAACACTGAATTTGATCCACAAGCAGATGCACTTCCCCCTGCTCCTATCGTTATTGGATAAGTAACACCTGGAGTTATGTTTGACAGACTTATAGCTGATCCTCGTAAAGGAGATGGTCCATAACCAGTGGCTCTATAACCACCAGCACCGCCTCCACCATTTCTACTAAAAGTACCATTACCACCACCGCCACCACCAGCGACTACGAGATAATTTAATGTAAATGTTAATAATTTTTTAGGCCATATAGAAGCTCCACATGCTCCAGCTGTTTGAGCTGTAAAGTGTGTTTTTAAATTCCACATACCACTCGCTTTACTTAATTCTTTTACAACTACAACTCCTGAACCACCGTTACCACCATTAGATACAGCTCCGCTTCCAGCATTACGACCGCCACCACCGCCACCTGATCCTGTATTTGCTGTAGCATTTGATCCCACAGCGTTTACACCACCATTACCACCTCCTCCTGATCCACCCGAACCAGCAGTGTTACAATTATCGTTTCCACCTCCACCACCACCTGCTCTAGTCACAGAACATCCTGTAATACTTGATGCTACGCCTGCTCCTCCAGCTCCAGAAACATTACAAGCTAAAGCATTTGCGCCAACAGCACCAGCACCGCCACCACCGCCTGTACCAAGTGTAGGGGTTGGTGAGTTCCACCCTATCGGATTAGAACCTCCATGGTTTCCTTGCGGTGGATCTGTTGGTGGCGTATTACCTCGACCTGATTGACAAGGATTACTTTTCCAAATTGCAGTGCCTCCACCTGAACCTCCTGGATGACCCCCATAATTAAATGTGTCTGGAGATGGAGGAGCAGTAGAACAATTACTAGAACCACCACCTCCACCAGTAGAAGTAGATCCAAAAGCTGTAGAATTTGAACCGTTACCTCCAAATGCAGTAACGTCCGTTGCTCCAGACGCTCCACCGCCAATAGTTATTGGATATTGAGTTGATCCACAAACTATTATTTCTATATCTTGATAACCACCAGCACCTCCTCCACCTGCTCTACCTTTTCCACCTCCGCCGCCACCAGCGATTAATAAAGTTTGAGCAATTTTAGTGTTTGCAGTTGTGCAAATATTTCCTGATGATGTAAATGAAGTAACCGTACATTTCCCAAAAGAAGCTGTGTTTTTTTTTCCAGTTATACCACCGTTGGTTCTAGCCATTTAAGTCTCCTATTCGGACACCCAAGCTGTGCCGTTCCAATCGTATATAGTTTTGGTTTCTGATTCGTCGTTTGATTTAGTTGCTTTCCAACCTTTTGTATTATCTGAATTATAAGCTGTTTCGTTCCAATAAATGCTATAAAACCATGAAGGGGTGCTTTCACCATCGTCTGTTACCGATGGATAAGTTATAGGTGCTTTCCAATCGTCACTTGAATCAAGTGACCATGAAGCAAAAGGCTGNGGTAGTAAAAATTTATTTTTTGATGTATTATAGATATAACCTATGCCTGCGTATTGTTTTCTAAAATTATTNTTATAAGANGTTTGTTTCCATGTACCACCACCAAAAAAATTAATACACCATGTTTCTCCATCAACGTGTTCATCTGAAGGAACAACACCATTATCTACAACCACAACTCTTTTTACAACTAAATGTGTATCAGATGTAAAACCTGTTGGATCGGTTTTTGATTCTAATTCTGCAAAATGTGCCATAATTTATCCTTATGTTTATTTATATTATTATATTTATTTAGTCAATTTTTTCTAAAAACTCCATACTCCTGATTTTACTTGATCATATACTTCATTAATATTCCATACTCCAGGAGCTATTTTTTGAGTTGATTCTGGTTCTTTAATAACTACAACACCTGCTCCACCTGCTCCTCCAGGATTACCAGAGTTTGCTCCACCTCCGCCACCACCACCAGTGTTAACTGTTCCTGCAACTCCACAACCTGGTCCTGGACTTCCTGGACTACCACCATTTCCTCCACCACCTGCTCCTCCTGTTCCGTGCTTGCCTGCACCACTGTGTGTGCCTCCACCTCCACCGCCAGCATATGTTACATCTGATCCAGTGATTGTATTAGGTGCTCCTGCTCCACCTGGTCCACCTGGCCCACCAGCAGGACTAGGATTATTTGAGCCCGCAGCAGTTGCTCCACCACCGCCACCACCTGAGGGAGAATTACCAGGGCCTCCACCTCCTCCTCCAGGATTTCCTTGAGAAGGACTAACGGGTGGAGTATTACCAGCGCCACCACAAGCTCTAGGTACATTTCCTTCGCCTGTGCCGCCACCACCACCTGATCCTCCAGTTCCTCCCGGTTGTTTAGTTTGAACGTTTGTATTTCTATAAGCAGCGCCTGCACCACCACCTGTTGATGTAATCGAAGAAAAAACTGAATTACTACCTCTTGAACCACCAGAGCCACAACAAGAACCACCTGTTGGAGGTCCAGCATCACCAGCGGCTCCTCCCGAATTTGAACCAGCAGCACCGCCTGCTCCAATTGTTATTGGATATGAGGTGTTTTTAGTTACAGGGATAGCGGATCCTCTTAATGGACTAGGGCCAAAGCCTGAAGCTCTATACCCTCCTGCTCCACCGCCACCAGCTCTATATCCTCCTCCACCGCCACCACCAGCTACTACTAAATAATCAGCATTAGCAGTTGCTTGTGCAGTAAAAGTTCCTGAGGAAGTAAATGAAGTTACTTTTGCTGAAATTGGTGAACACGTTGCTTCTTGTACTGGTCCTATAATTCCGCCATTAGCCATAGCCTATAAAACCTCCTACGCGTCGTCTAATAGTTCATATGAAACAAAATAACTTAAATCATTTGCAGCCGAAGCTGTAAAATACAATAAGTCAGTTTCATCTAAGTATATTGGATTTTCTAAAAAACTTAATGTTGCATCTGCTGGAACTGAAATAGTTTTTGCAAGATCAACATAGTTAGATCCATTATCTATACTAACTTCTATTGTAATATTAGCAGCGCTTGACCCATCGACGTTTGCTACTAAGATTGTATTTATTTTTGCTACTTTATCGGCTGGAACATCAATTGCTTCGGTTCTTGATGTGCCTGTCAATTTAGCAGCTGCATTTTTTGCATTTATTGTTGCTACGTTTACTATATTTGGTGTTGCCATATTATCTCCTTTTTATCCGAATACGATCGCCATTGCAATAGCTTTTCCTATTGTTGCTGCACTTCCCGCAGCGTATGTTTTAATCCTTGAAGCAGCAACTTTTCTATTAGTTCCTCCTGCTCCATTATCTATTATAAATAAATCTGCATCTACAATATCTTCTCCAATATCTGTTGCCCCGTCTATATCTAAACCACCTATAGGTACAACAGGTGCTTGACTAAATGTTACAACCCCACCCGATGAAATTGCCATTGCATCTGTATCAGAGGCAGAACCTATTTGTCCACCATCTGCTATTACAAGATCGTGATTTAATATAAGAGTACCAGCATCTGACATATCAAAAGTACCTGCTGTAATACCTGATCCACCGTCGTTTCCTCTAAAAGTTATATCAGTATCGGAGACAGACGATTTTAAATCAAAATTAGTTCCATTCTTCTTAATATGACCAAATTGACTTCCATCTGCTTTAAATGATATAGTAAAATCTGGAGAACCCACATCTAAATGAATTTGACCATCAGCATCAAGAGTAAGAGTGCCGCTAGAGTCAATTTCTAGATTTGTACCATCACCTACTATTTTTTCTCCAGCATCACCAAATTGTACAAAAGAATCATTTGCTAAAATAACATCATGTGAAACAGTTAAAGTACCATCAGAAGACAATGACATTTTCTCAGNTGCTGTTTCACTAGCTGCGGTTTTAAAACTTAATTTAGTAGCATTATTATCAGCTGCAAAATCACCTTCGGATACAGCTGCAATACTTGCAGCAACTAATCTTGAATCTGTACCAGTTCCTTCACTTACTGCTTGGAAATTTAATTGACCTATAATATCATCAGCAGCAATATCAGCTTCGTCAGTAGCTAGTGTTAAATTTACAGTGCTATCATCACCTGTTGCTGTATGTAATAAAGTTAAACCAGAATTGTGAACATGTTGTAATCTTATTTCAGTATTAGTACCAAATGTAATTTGAGCTGAATCTGATTGCATAAAAAGATCATCTCCAACACCAATATCACCTACAAAAGTAACTTGTCCTGCTGCTTCAACAGTCATTGCATTTGCAGTTGTTGCAGATCCTATTGTGCCATCATCTTTAATTAAAATATCGTCTGCAAAAGTAACAATACCAGAACTATCTCCTTGAATCCAAGTTGTAGTTGTTGAACCATCGTAACCAGAAATTACTAATTGTCTACTGTCAGTATTACTAGAAGCATCTGCATTTGCACCAATTATTACATTTCCTGTTCCTGATGTTAAAGCATCACCTGCTTGCCAACCTATAGCCACATTATAATCACCGTTATCTACTGAAGCTAATGCTCCTACACCCAAAGCACTGTTATAAAATCCACCTGAAGTATTTGTAGTCATAGCAGAATCTCCAACGATTGTGTTTTGTTCTGCACTTGTTATGCTTTGACCAGCAGCTTGACCCAGTAATGCATTTCTTGAACCAGTGTTTATAGCTCCACCAGCATTTCTTCCTACTGCTGTATTTTTATCGCCAGAAGTTAAAGCATCTAAAGCTCCAGAACCTACACCAGTATTCCTTATAGCGGCATCTAAAGTTCCTGAGGTTGCGTGTCCAAATAAAACACTATCTGTAAAATTAGTTCCGCCAATTTTAAAAAAAGATGAACCTTCAAGAGTGTATGCATCTGCTTCTAATGTTCCATCTACATCAACATTACCTGATATATCTAATTCTGTTGCTATAATTTTATCATTAAAAGTAGCAGCCCCTGCTTCAGACATATCTAAAGTTAAAGCTGTAATAAGTCCTCCACCATCAGAATCGCTTCCTAGAAAAGTTATATCTCCATCATTAATCATTGCTCTGATATCTAAATCATTACCTTGTCTTATAAATCTACCAAAGTCTACGCCATTATCTTGTAACTCAATTTCAGCGCCATCTGCGTCTAAAACAATATCACCAGCGCAATCTACTTTAAAATCATTGCTAGTAGTAATTGTTAAATCAGTTCCATCTCCAGCTATATTTTCGCCAGCGTCACCAAATTGTATAAAAGAATTGTTTGCTAAAATAACATCATGGTTAAATGTTGCTGTTCCAGCATCCGACATATCTAAAGTTAATGCTGTTATAGCTGATCCTCCATCGTCACCTTTAACTATAAAATCTTTATCTTGAACACCTGTTGTAATAACAAAATCACTAGAAGAATTTGATAGTGTTGCAATTGTTGTGCCACCATCTACAAAAAATATATCTCCACCATCTGCGTCTAGTTTAATATCGCCAGGAGCATCTAGTGTTACATCTGTAGCACCATTTGAAACTATATCTAATGTTGTTGTGCCACCATCTTTAATAGTAACATTTGCACCATCAGCGTCTAAAACAATATCAGCAGGTGAGTCTATTGTAATATCACCAGTTGAAGTTCCTATTGTTACCGCTGCATCACCAGTTGAAATATCATCTGCAGCAACTCCTAATGCAAAACCAGTGTCAACTATATTTGTACCATCAGAGAAAACCATTTTTGTAGTTTTTTCTGTAGCTCCAAAAGTAACACCAGTTCCCGATGCTGTTTTAAATTGAACGGTGTAAGATCCAGAAGTTCCATTTACGACTACATAAACTTTTTCTATTGAGTCTGGTACAGTTACAATAGAGTTACCTGATATTGTACCTGTTAATTTTATAACTGCGTGACGAGCGACTGATGTAGACTCTGTTGTATCACCATCTGTAATACTCAACGCTGTTGTTCCACCACTAGTTACTGCTTGTTCTACGTAACCAGCAATTGCTTTTTCTACGATTTGTAAGTTAGTATTAGTTTTTGTTCCCCATGTACCGGCATTTTCGCCAGTTGCCATTAGTTCTATACCGAGATCTGAAAATGTTGATGCCATAATTTAATCCTTAAGGTGCAGGTGATCTGACTGGTATTCTGACTGTACCATCTGTATAGTCATCTCTTCGTCTTCTACCTATTTGTTCGCCTCCAAATTTTTGTACTTCTTGTTGATATTTTTGTTCATATAATTGTAACATGTCTGCAGGCCCTTTTAAAAAACCATACGTTTCTGCTAAACAACAATATAGCAGACCATTTGGAAAATTTAAACTAATATAATTAGTGTCATTGTTTTCCAATAAAGCTGGTATTGCATTGTAATGTATTTTATAAGCAAAGGTGCTACCTGGTGTTGGTGACACAATAATAGATCCAGAGTTTGATGAGCTTTCTCCAGTTGCTCCTGTATCTAGCATTGCATAATATTTTGGTGTTCCAGTAGATGTGGTTGCTGAAATATATTCTTCTAGAAATGTTAAATCTCTTTTTTCTAAGTAAGTATTAGCACCAGTATAAGTAGATCCAGTTGCAGTATAAACTTGCACTGCTCTGATAAATACTGCTCCTGCTGGTACAGTTACAGTTCCTGTTCCAGATGTAAAATTACCCGTAGATGTTTTTCTATCAGCATCAATAGGTACATCTCTAAAAATTCTATATTGTGCATTTAAAATAATGTTTTCTAAAACACTATCAGATAGAACTGTAGAGCTAACTTCTGTATAGCTTTTTATTTGTGTTTTTAATCCTGATGCACTTAATCCTGCCATATTATGCGCTCAATGTTGCTGGACCAGCCGAACAACTATTGCCTCCTCCTGATATACCACCACTTGTAGCAGTATCTGTGTCTACAGTAAAGTGATAGAAATCTGTTGTATTTGTAATGTTTCCACTTGAATCTCTTTTGCCAACTGTAATTGAGTAGCCAGTGGATTTTGCCACATTAGATCCTGTAATTCCATCGAAATTTCTAGGATTTTTAAATGACGCAGAAGTAAAAGGAGCCCCTCTAAATCTTACTGTATCGCTTGTGGATCTTCCATGGCTTTTTTCAAAAACATTTATTATACCAGAACTAGATGCAATAGTTTCAAATGGATTTGGACCTAAGATTGCAACAACTTCATTTTCAGTTCGGTCTACTCTTGAATCAAATAATCCTTCCGCATCTGCACCTCTTGTTCTTAGTTCTAATTGTGGATGTTTTTTTTCATATTCTGATCTATGCACTAAAGATCCATTCCATTCTTTCATCATTTCATTATATGGAAACTCCATTCCTGATCTATCTGATATTGCTTTTGAATATTTTCCTCTTGCCATTATGTTCCTGGGTAATAAGTTTTAGGTGTTATATGAACGCTAGTTGAAGAACCATCTTCTGATAAAGCTCTAGCAAACTCATCTTCATAATACATTTTCATAGCTTGTATTCTATCTGGTGCAAATTTTTGTGCTAAATAAAAAGCAAGGCCAGATACCATACAAGGTACAAATCTATAAGGCACGTCTGTTGCATCAGTATAAGTTGAATCTGCATCTTGTATTCTTTTTACATAATAAAAATGTAAATCTTTAGAAGCATTAGATGAATCTGCCGTTGGATAAACAGTTAAGGTAGTTCTATCAATAAATCTTTGAACAAAATATTGTGAAGGTGTGCCTTTAGATAATTTATTAGATAATGCAGAATATGTTGATCTATCTATTTTTGTTAAAGCTTGATCTGCTTGTGATGTAGAAGTTCTACTAGTTCTTAAAGTTGCCTCTAAAATATCTGCAACCCCATAAACATTTGATGTTGCATTTGTACTAGAACTTGTTCCATCACCGCTTTCTCTGTAAAATATATATTCAGATTGTCCTTCAATTAAATCAATATTAGTTTCAGCTATTTCCCAATAGTGTAAACCTCTATTACCCCATTCTTGAAACATTATGTTTAAAGAACGTCTTGCTGTTTTTAATTGATACCCAGAAGTTACTTGTGATCCTATTCTCTCGTACGCCTCTGCTATTAAATCATCTACAGCAAAAGTTTTATCAAAAGTAACTGTGCCGGAAGTTGTATTGGCCATCAGTTACCTCCTAATATGATTTTCTTAATTCTAATACTATAGTGTAGTGATCATGGTTTGTATGACCATGTGTTGTTAGATCAATATCACCAGTGATACCTGAACCAGCATTATTTTTAATCCCACCAAATGATCTGTAATCCCAATGTCCTTGAACATTACCTGCTGCTGCACTTCCACCTAAAACTAATGCTACAACATTAGAAGTTGCATCAAACTCTAACGCTGCTCTTAATCCACCAACGTCATACCAAACTTGATCTATTGTAACTCTAGTACAAGTTTCGCCTTGAGCGTTAGTATTCAAAGCTGATACATCAACTTTTTTAACTGAACTTTCTCCAGTTCCATCTGAAATATTAGTAAGTTTAATTACTGCTCTTTTATCTGTGTCTACTATTGTTTGACTTGTTACTGCGTCTGCCATGTTTTTCTCCTGTTAGAGAACGGGGCCAAAGCCCCGCTCTAATTAAAGTTAGTTATTATTGATTCGCGAATGCAGGTGCATCTGCACTTTCTGCATAACCCCAAATAAAGTAATTTGTACTATCTTTAGCTACAATGTTAATTTCAAAGCAACCAAAATCTGTAAGAGTTAACTGTGAGTTAGAGCTTCCGTTAGAATAAATTGATGTATTATCAGCATTTGAATCTAAGTGAACGATACAACCAATGAAAAAGTTAGTATTCCCTGGTGTTACGATAATTAGATTTTCTGCTTCTTCTGCAGCGCCGCCATAGATCAATTTGTAAGTTTGACCAGCAACTGGTGCAGGTAAAGTAATTGTTCTATTAGATCCAATTGCGGGAACTACAAGAGTTCTTCCGCTATGTGTTGCAGCGTCAAGAGTTTTATTCTCATCTCCTAATGCTACAGGTGCATCACCCATAGTAATGATTTCAGTAATCGCTCCAGTAGAAGAGTTTTTACTGATAGTTTTAACTGTAGTTTCAGATCTTATTGGACCTGAAAAAGTTGTATTTGCCATGTTAATATCCTCCTAGATATTTTAAATGTAGTCCCTAGGGAATGTCGACTATACGCGTCTACATTTAATTTAATTAATTTTTGTATAGTGTGACTTTTATACAACAATTTTTTATAGAGCGCAAGAGAGCCTGTAATGTGAATTGAATTTATTCAACGATGTAGCTTTTTACTAAGTAGCTACAGAAACTTGAGGGGCTGCATCTTCTATCTTATTTTTCATATGAGCTTTTTCTGCTTCAGCTGCTCTTATGTGGCTAAGAACTTCTCTGACTTTTCTGTCAATCTTAACCATGTTGAGAGTATATCTACCC